TTATTAATGATGAGGTGAGGTTCTTTGAACCCCTCATTCGCTAAAGCGGAGTCTTCGGATCCGTAATAATAAACATCACTCGCTTTTAAAGGAGACTAAAATGTACACGACACTTACGAAGTATAATACTGGAAATATTGAAAAATTTCTAAATGATGTAGAAAAGCATTTTATTGGTGGAGATGAATGGTTACATCGTTTTGGAACACTGCACGAATCTTCAACAAACTATCCTCCATATAATCTAGTCAAAGAAAGTAGTACAAACTTTAGACTAGAAATTGCACTTGCCGGTTATAGAAGAGAAGATATTGAAGTATCTTCTGAATGGAATAAACTTTTTATAGAAGCAAAGAAAGTAGATGACTCTGTTGATGAATATGTTCACCACGGACTTGCAAAGAGAGCATTTACACGCACTTGGACATTATCTGATGATGTAGTTGTTGGAGATGTTTCTTTTGTTGATGGGTTACTTATTATTAAACTAAATAGAGTTATTCCAGAGCATCAAAAGAAAAAAACTTATGAAATCATTTCGGGAGTTTATGGAAATCTTAAAGGAAATGAAGGGTGATTTTGGATCTGAAGTAATGCCCCCAAAACCAAATTGTTATGGAAAAACAACATCATATGCAATGCTCCCGGGGGAAAAAGTTTGTAAATTTAAAAGAAAGAGATAAATAAAATTACTATCGTCGGCGTGAGGAGCACTTGGTAAATGCCAAGTTGACTCCTCCTTTTTTTCTTGGTAGAATAAATTTAAAGGTAAAAAGATGCTATGACAGTAAAACTTGCTATTCTAAAGTCTGGTGAAGATGTAATCGCAGATATTCAAGAAATGGTAGTAGAAGATGAAGAAACTAAACAAACAAGAGTTGTTGGATATTTTTTTAATAAACCTTGTGTAGTAAAGGTTAGAAAAGAAGAAAATTCAAAAAATGTAGAAATAGGACTTTCATCTTGGATTCCACTTACTAAAACAAAAAAAATTCCAATTACAGTAGATTGGGTAATTACTTTAGTTGACCCAATTGACCAGTTACTTCAAATGTACGAAAAGGATGTTTTAAACCATGAAAATGACCAAAATCATATTGTTACTGAACAAACAAGTTCTGATAAGTGAAATTGAAGAAGTTTCATCAGATCTTGGTGAACCAGATTGTAAATTAATTAAACCATTTCTTCTTAAGGAAGGTGCTATTGAGGGGCAGCAAAAGGTTCTAGAACCTTTCTTAATGGGATATACAAAACAAGACACTTTTATGATTAGTTCTGATAAGATTTTAACTCTTGCAGATCCAACACCCACACTTCTTGAAAAATATGAGGACCTTATTAAAGAATGAGCCTAAGATTTTATACTAATGTTCAATTAATCGGTAATCAATTTTTGGTTCGTGGAGTTGAAAATGGAAAAAGATTTGAAACAAGAGATGAGTTTTTCCCAACTCTCTTTGTAAAAACTAAAAAAAAATCCAAATATAAAACACTAAGTGGAGAACCCGTAGAACCGGTTCAACCTGGAACTGTAAAAGATTGTCGTGAGTTTTATTCAAAATATGAAAATGTAGATGGATTTGAAATCTATGGAAATGACCGATATATCTACCAGTACATTTCTCAAAAATATCCAGAAGATGAAATCAAGTTCGATATTAGTAAAATTAAATTAGTTACTTTGGATATTGAAGTTGCTTCTGAGGGTGGGTTTCCTGATGTGGAATCGGCGTCTGAAGAAATTCTTTCTATCTCAATTCAAGACTATACAACTAAAAAGATTATTACTTGGGGGGTTAAACCATTTAAACATAATCGCAAAGACTTAATATATCATTATTGTCCTTCGGAATATGAACTCTTGAATCACTTCATTAACTATTGGATGGTTGATGTTCCTGATGTGATTACTGGTTGGAATATTCAAATGTATGACGTTCCCTATATCTGTAAGCGTTTGAATCGTGTTCTTGGAGAAAAACTAATGAAACGTTTTTCTAACTGGGGATTGGTCACAGAGGGAGAAGTGTTTATCAATGGTCGCAAACATACAGTATTTGACGTTGGTGGATTGACTCAACTTGATTATCTTGATCTTTATAAGAAATTTACTTATAAAGCACAAGAATCTTATCGTCTAGATTATATTGCAGAAGTTGAATTAGGACAGAAAAAACTTGATCACTCTGAGTTTGATACTTTTAAGGATTTCTACACAAAAAATTGGCAAAAATTTATTGAATATAACATTATTGACGTAGAACTTGTTGACCGTTTAGAGGACAAGATGAAATTGATTGAACTTGCTTTAACGATGGCATATGATGCTAAAGTTAATTACGCTGATGTGTTTTATCAAGTTCGGATGTGGGATAATATCATTTACACATATCTTAAAAAAAGAAATATTGTTATTCCTCCAAAAAATAAAACTCAGAAAGATGAGAAGTATGCTGGTGCTTATGTAAAAGAACCAATTCCGGGAATGTATGATTATGTTGTAAGTTTCGACTTAAATTCACTTTACCCTCATTTGATTATGATGTATTCTATTTCACCAGAAACTTTGGTCAGTAAAGAGGAATTGAGTAGAAGAATTTCTGAACTTGAGAGTATTCTATAATATAAATAGGATATAGGTAGTTTATAAATAAAGAGAAAGTATCCTATGTACGTTTACCAGTATAAAGATAATGAAGAAGTTTTTTATGTTGGTATGGGTCAAGGGTATCGGATTTGGTCTCATTTAAAACCAAGTTCTTATATGCCATATGACGTAAATTATCCGTCTTTTTATGGCAAAATAAAATCAATGATTATAAGTGGAAAGGAACCTTGTGTGGAAAAAATCTTTGAGGGAACAAAAGAAGAGTGTTTAATTTTAGAAAAAACTCTTATCAATAAGTACGGATTGGTTAGTGAAGGTGGAACACTTCTTAATGTCTCTAAAAGTAGTGGTGGTCGAGTAAAGGGAAAATCCTATCCAATGAGTGAAAACACCCTACAGAGATATAGGAAAACTATGAAAGAAAAAAGAATATATAAAATTAATAAAGAAGATTTAGAAAGAATGTATAATGAAGAAAATAAAACAAGAAAACAAATTGCGGAGCATTATAACTGCAGTGAAGTTTTAGTAAAGCAAAGATTGAGAGAGTTTGGTATTAAAAAGCATTCTAAAATTTTGGATTAATATTATGTGGAAAGATGTTCGTAAAATGACCCGTGAGGAAATTGAGGAGGAATTAAAAGCACTGAAGCAAGTAAGGGAACTTTCCAATAAGGTAAATGTAGATAAACTGCTTAAGCAAGAGTTGGATCTGAAACCTTTACAAAAACTTAATCTTACAATGACAGCAAATGGAGCACTTTATCATAGAGTAAATGGTATGCTTCCAGAACTGATGGAGAAAATTTATAATGAACGTGTCATATTTAAGAAGAAGATGCTTGCTGCTGAACAAGAATATGAAAAGACAAAGAACAAAGAGTTAATTAAAGAAATTGCTCGATGCAATAACATTCAGATGGCACGTAAGATTCAATTGAACTCTGCTTATGGTGCGATTGGTAATCAGTATTTTCGTTATTATAAACTTGCAAATGCTGAAGCAATTACACTTTCGGGGCAAGTTTCTATTCAGTGGATTATGAATCGGGTTAATTCATATTTAAATAAAATCCTAAAAACGGAAGATGCTGATTATGTTATTGCTTCAGATACTGATTCTTTGTATATTAATATGGGTCCTTTGGTTGAAAATGTATTCTCAGGAAGAAAGAAAACTACTGAAAACATTGTGTCTTTCCTTGATAAGGTGTGTCAGGTGGAATTTGAAAAATATATTGAAAGTTCTTACCAAGAATTGGCTGATTATGTAAATGCTTATGAGCAGAAAATGTACATGAAACGTGAATGTATTGCTGAACGTGGTATTTGGACTGCAAAAAAAAGATATATTTTGAGTGTATGGGATAGTGAAGGTGTTCGTTATGAAGAACCAAAACTTAAAATTAAAGGTATTGAAGCAATTAAATCTTCGACTCCGGCACCTTGTCGTAAAATGTTAAAAGATTGTTTTGGCATTTTAATGAATGGGACTGAAGATGATATGATTAGTTTTATTGAAAAATCTAGAGAAGAGTTTAAACTTCTTTCTGCAGAGTCTATTGCTTTCCCTAGAACTGCTTCTGATGTGCAAAAATATTCTTCTTCCTCAAACATTTATGCACCAAAAACCCCTATTCAAGTTCGTGGGGCAT